TTGAGTATCAAAATATTTTAATGTGCTCTATGAGAGGTAGAGCGGGGCAGGTTGTTGGACAAGGATTCTCTGGAAAGAAAACTCAAATGGGAGTTAAAATGTCTAAAACTGTTAAAAAGGTTGGAGCACTTAATCTAAAAACAATTGTAGAAGAAGATAAACTTATATTTAATGATTACGAAATTATATCGGAACTAACAACTTTTGTTTCAAAACATAATTCTTTTGAAGCGGAAGATGGATGCAATGATGATCTTGCAATGTGTCTAGTCATATATGCTTGGTTAGTTGCACAGGATTATTTTAAAGAATTGACGGATCAAGATATTAGAAAAAGATTATATGAAGAACAAAGAAACCAAATAGAGCAGGATATGGCACCATTTGGGTTTGTAAGTGACGGAATCAATGATGAAGGTTCATTTGTCGACAATAATGGTGACAGGTGGTTTACTGACGAATATGGAGATATGTCCTATATGTGGGACTATCAGTAATGGAAATAGATAATGATTTTGATGGTCAAATAAAATTAGGGCATTTATTATTAAATGATAGAAAGTGTAGATCTTGTGGTAAAATTAAAAACTTACTTGCAAATTTTTATAGAACTAGAAAAGATAGAGGATTGATTCCGTCTTCATATTCTTATGAGTGTAAAGAGTGTACTATAAAAAGAATTTTGAGGAATAGAAAAAAATTAAATAATAGTTGGGAATATCCCGATTGGTAATATTTTGTTCATGGATTGTTTCCCCACTGAAAATCTTATTTTTCCTAAATATTTTTTAGATAAACTGAGATTCAGGAGAAAATTAAATGGCGACTCCTCAATTATCTCCCGGTGTAATAATCAGGGAGGTTGACCTAACAGTAGGAAGAGCTGATAATGTATTAGATAACATTGGTGCTATTGCGGGACCTTTCCCACTTGGCCCAGTTGAGGAACCAATTGATATTACCACAGAGCAAGACCTAATCAATGTCTTTGGTAAGCCTCTTTCCACAGATGCACAGTATGAGTACTGGATGAGTGCATCTTCTTTCCTCTCATATGGAGGAGTTCTTAAGGTTGCAAGAGCAGATGGAACAAATTTGGCAAACGCAAATGTTCTAACAGTAGGAACAGGAAGCACTGCTGGTCTTAAGATCAAAAATTTTGATGACTATGAATTAAATCATGCTGATGATGCTGCATCTTATATTTTAGCAGCAAAAAATCCAGGTAGTTGGGCAAATGGTCTTAAGGTTGCTTTAATCGACGATAAAGCAGACCAAACAATCAGCGGAATTAGCACAGGAACATTTACTTTTACACCAGCTATTGGTGCAGATGATCTTAATGTAACAATTGCAACTGGAGCTGCAACAACTATTGGTGTTTCTACAGCAAACATTGTTGTTGGACAAGAAGTTGTTGGAGACTCTATTGCATCAGGAACAACTGTTGTTGGAGTTGGTACAGGAGTTGTTACACTATCTCAGGCAACAACTAATACTGCAGCAACATCAGTTGTTTTAGATTTTGGAACAACTGTTGCATCAGGAAATGTTCAAGTAGGATATGCAGTAACTGCACCATTATCCAATATCACAACGGTTGGTGCTGGAGCAACTTCATCTTTCAGTGGATACCTGAAAGCAATTGTTACTGGAGTTTCGGAAGGATCTGTTGATGTTAAGATTCTTTCTCGTGTAAGTTCTACTGGAACAGAAACTGCAGTTTCATATGCAGAAGGAACTCCAGGAAATGCATTCCTTGCAACTAATTCTATTTCATATGTTAATAACTCTGGAGTTTCTGTTGCAACCACAACAATTCCAGCAGGTGGTGTTGTTGATTGGTACGAGCAGCAAAAGATCACACTAACAAATGGCGGAGACGTTTTCTGGAAGTCACTGGCACCAAAACCAGGAACAACACAGTATGCTGCAGATAGATCTGGTAAGAGTGATGAAATTCACATCGTAGTTTTCGATGATCTGGGATCAGTGACTGGTGTTAAAGGCAATCTTCTTGAGAAGCACATCGGTCTTTCTAAAGCAACTGATGCAGTAAGTGCTGTAAATTCTCCAAGAAAGATTTTCTGGAAGAATTATGTTGGACAATTCTCACCAAACCTTTATGTTGGTGACAATCCTTCAGATGAGGGAAATGATGCTGTAGTTTATCAAACTGCTTTCTCTTCAGGATTTACTGTAAATACAAGTGCTCAAGGTCTCTGGAACCTTGAAGCGCAGGATAGAGAATTTAGTGCAATCGGAAACCAACTTTATACATTAGGTGGTGGTGTTGATTATAGCACTTCCGGTGGAATGAAGGCAGAATTAAGTTCAGTTATTACTGCATACAACTTATTCTCAAACAGAGATGAAATTGCAGTTGACTTCTTAATTCAAGGACCTAGTGGTGGTGATGATATTTATCAATCACAAGCAAAGGCAGCTCAACTGATTTCTATTGCAAATCAGAGAAAGGATTGTATTGCTGTTATTTCTCCACATAGACAAGGTGTTGTTGATCAAACAAATACAGATACTCAAACAGAAAATATTATTGAATTCTTCAGCGGTGTTAATAGTTCACTAGCTTCTTCTTCATATGCAGTATTTGATAGTGGATATAAGTATACTTATGATAGATTCAACAATAGATTCCGCTATCTCCCTTGTAATCCAGATGTTGCTGGATTGATGGTTAGAACAGGAATCAATTCATATCCTTGGTTCTCACCTGCTGGACAGCAGAGAGGAATTTTGAATAATGCAGTTAAACTTGCATACAATCCAAGTAAGGCACAAAGAGATCGCCTGTATCCACAAAGAGTTAATGCAATCATTAACCAACCTGGTGTAGGAATTCTACTCTTTGGTGATAAGACTGCATTGGGTTATGCATCGGCGTTTGATAGAATCAACGTTCGTCGCTTGTTCCTTACTGTTGAGCAAGCAATTGAGAGAAGTGCACAAGCACAACTGTTCGAACTCAACGATGAATTAACAAGGGCAAACTTTGTTAACATTGTTGAACCATATCTTCGTGACGTCCAAGCTAAGAGAGGTATCTTTGACTTCCTCGTAGTTTGTGATGCATCAAATAATACTCCTGATGTTATCGATAATAACGAGTTTAGAGCAGACATTTATCTGAAGCCAACCAAGTCTATTAACTATGTAACTCTCACCTTTGTTGCAACACGCACAGGTGTAAGTTTTGAAGAAGTTGCTGGCAGAGCTTGATTAGATAAATTAATTACAGAAGGAGGACTCAAAAATGGCTACGTACAGAACTATTACAGGATTTAAAGCCGCCCTATCTGGGGGCGGTGCAAGACCCAATCTATTTGAAGTAAGTATTCCCAACTTCCCTGTTGGTGGTTGGGACGATATTGAATTCAACTTTATGTGTAAGGCAGCAGCTCTGCCTGCTTCAAATATGGCACCAATTGAAGTTCCTTTTAGAGGAAGAATCTTCAAGGTTGCTGGAGACAGAACATTTGATACTTGGACCGTTACCGTTATCAACGATGAAGATTTCATCTTAAGAAGTGCATTCGAAAGATGGATGAACTTGATGAGCAAACTTGATAACAACACTGGCGCAACCAACCCAGCAGCTTACATGGTAAATGCCAATGTAAGTCAACTTGGAAGAGGTGCTTCTCAAGGAAGATTCTCTGAAAATAATGATCCATCAGTAGATGTAGTTGCTGGTGGTGGTGTTGTTCCACTGAGAACATATCAATTTATTGATATTTTCCCAACTAATGTATCAGCAATTGACCTTTCATACGAAAGTTCAGATACTATTGAGGAGTATACTGTTGAATTCCAGGTTCAGTACTGGACTGCTGGAGCAGTTGGTGATCAAACTGGCGATGTTATTGAGTGATAAATAATAAAGATACGATCTTTAATTTTTAATTATGGCGAAACTTTTTGGTTTTTCTATCGAAGATAGTAAACCAGAATCAAAAACAACATTATCCCCCGTTCCCACTAATAGTGAGGACGGGGTTGACCATTATTTGAGTTCTGGTTTTTTTGGTACGACTATAGATATTGAAGGTGTCTATAGGACTGAATCAGAACTAATTAGAAAATATAGAGAGATGGCACTTCATCCAGAAGTGGATAGTGCTATCGAAGATATTGTTAATGAAGCAATCGTTTCTGATTCTGATGATTCTCCAGTCCAAATAGAGTTGTCAAATTTAAATGCTAGTGAAGGTCTCAAAAAAAGAATTAGAGAAGAGTTTAAATATATTCTACAACTATTAGACTTCAACAAGAAGTGTCACGAGATTTATAGAAATTGGTATATTGATGGTAGACTTTATTATCATAAAGTAATTGATCTAAAGAATCCGGCAGAAGGAATTCAAGAGTTAAGATATATTGATTCCCTCAAAATAAGATATGTAAGGCATCAAAAGAAGGATAAAAATAATTTTATCGGATCAAACAATAATATAAATTTAGCGTTTCCTCAAATAGAAGAGTATTTTATTTACAATCCAAAAGGAAATAATAAGAGCTCAAGTACTTTATCAAATACATCTTTTACAGATGGCAATATCAAATTTGCAAAAGATTCAATTACATATTGCACATCAGGATTAATTGATAGAAATAAAGGAATTTGCCTTTCATATCTGAATAAAGCAATCAAGTCACTCAATCAACTCAGAATGATTGAAGACTCTTTGGTCATTTACAGATTGTCAAGAGCACCAGAACGTAGAATTTTCTACATTGATGTTGGCAATCTTCCAAAGGTAAAGGCAGAACAATATCTTCGTGATGTTATGATGCGTTATCGTAACAAACTTGTATATGATGCTAATACTGGAGAAATCCGAGATGACAAAAAGTATATGAGTATGCTTGAAGATTTCTGGCTTCCAAGAAGAGAAGGTGGTAGAGGAACTGAAATCTCAACACTTCCCGGCGGTCAAAATCTCGGGGAGTTAACAGATGTAGACTATTTCAAAAAGAAACTATATCGCTCACTAAATGTTCCACCGACAAGAATGGAAGGCGAAGGTGGATTTAATCTTGGCCGTTCTTCTGAAATTCTGAGAGACGAACTTAAGTTCACTAAGTTTGTTGGTCGATTAAGAATGAGATTTTCAAATATATTTAATGACATTTTGAAGACTCAACTTCTTCTTAAAAATATTATTACCCCAGAAGACTGGGAGAAAATGCAAGAACATATTCAATATGACTTCTTATATGACAATCATTTCTCAGAACTTAAAGAAGCAGAACTTATTACAGATAGACTTAATCTTGTAGCAACTGCAGAACCATACATTGGAAAGTATTATTCTCAAGATTTTGTAAGACGTAAGATTCTTCGTCAAACAGATCAGGAAATTATTGATCAAGATAAGCAGATTGAATATGAAATTGAGAATGGAATTATTCCAGATCCTAATGCTCCACCACCAGAAGAAATGGGAGAAGACCCTGGAATGGGAATGGACTTAGGTGCTCCAATCACAGATCCGGAAGAAAATTCAGCAGTTGTTGAACCTCCAAAGGGCGGAGAGATATAAATAGCATTATTGTAATTTAATTATTAACAATGGATAATCTTGTAGATATGATTGTTTCCGATGAATCAGCATCGGAAATTAGTGACAAAATCAAAGAGATTTTGTTTACAAAGGCATCTGAAAGAGTGGATTCACTAAGACCTCAAGTCGCATCCACTCTCTTCAGCGACGAAACTGAATCATAAGAGTAAAATGCCATATATTCGTCACGACGAAAATAATAATCCTGTTGTATCACAACCAGGATTTACAACGGTAGTTGCTTTTGGTTCGACGGAGGGGTGGTCAACTGTAACCTATGAAGATTGGAATGCTGATTATATTGCTTATGATTATAACAGTCCAGCAGGCATAGGAACTAGAACTCCAGCATCATATCAGAGATATAGATACGATCCTGTAACTGGAATAAATACTGCTGTCTCTGTTGGAGTATATCAAAGACACGATGAAAATAATGTTGCGATATACACATAATAAATATAAATAACGAACCAATAAATCCAATGAAACTCATTAGAGAAGAAATAGAAAAAGTACAGGTTCTTACCGAAGAAAAAAACGGTAAGAAAAATCTTTTTATCGAAGGAATTTTCCTACAGAGCGAGTGTGTAAATCGCAATGGTAGGATGTATCCTTTTTCTATTATGCAAAAGGAAGTTAATAGATATAACGAAAGTTATGTTAAAAAAGGAAGAGCACTTGGAGAACTTGGTCACCCAGATGGTCCAACCGTAAATCTGGATAGAGTTTCTCACAAAATTGTTGCTCTTGAGCAGAAAGGAAATAATTGGGTTGGAAAAGCACAAATCCTTTCAACTCCAATGGGTAAGATTGCAGAAGCACTTTTATCTGATGGAGTTTCTTTAGGAGTTTCTTCTCGTGGTATTGGTTCGCTAAGAGAAAATAACAAAGGTTA